TTGTTTCCGGCTACCAGACCAAGATCCACAGGCAGACTATTCACACTAATGGATGAAAGGTCTGTCAGTGTAGTAAGAGGAAGGATTTCTGTGAACTCGGTTTTCATCCAAGGCACACCGTCAGGCAGACAACGGCTGTCCAGCTTGCGGATTTCGGTACTGCACTTATGATGAATCGAAAATACGGCAGAAGCAGAGCCGTCAAGAGTCATAAGGCCAAGTGTCCACTGAGACGGAATATCGCCAATCAAAAACGGCTCGTCTTTACTGGAAAGACCAAGCATACTTCCGTTGCCGATGCCAACACATGGCATACCGTATGCGGCAGAAGCATCCTGACCAACACACTCATATTCGACGCCGTTCCAAATCACTTTGTAGGTTTCGCCTACTACCAGACCAATAGAGCCGCTAAGGAAAGCCTGTCCGTTTTCATCAAATGTCGCTGTGGTTTCCGGCAAAATTTTCACCATGCCGCCCTCTGCCACATACGGTACACCGTCAGGCAGAAACTTGGGGTCAAGGGGATGAACAACCATCGCCCCCTGTCGGATGGAGATGGTCACGGAAGCCGACCCCACAAGATCGAGGGCCATGATGTTTCCGAGGTTCGGCATAACCAGCATGGCAAAGGGTTCTCCGGTATCCGTACCGCCCATAACAGCGAAGTTACCCAGAGCAACGGCAGCTTCATCCGTGGTAAAGCCCTCCGGCGCGGGCATGCCGACACACTGGTAGTGTGTGCCGTTATAGACCACCGTGTAGGTTTCGCCGATGAGCAATGCAGGCGCTGCTGTGATCTGCCATACCTGTCCGAATGTTGGGTCGGTAACCCCTTCGGCCACTGTCTCCGGCAGCACATCCACCAGACCGGGTTCTTCATAAAAGGGCTTGTCCGTCAGGTCGTTCCAACTGGAACCACCGCCCATCTTCTTCATCAGTGCCAGCATCGTAGGATCAAACATTACAGTTCCCTCCATTCACCGGCAGTATTGACCATGTAAACAGCACCACCCTTGTCTGCCACAATCGCCACGCTGCCTACGCAGCTCTGGGGCAGATTCGCGACATCCTCGGCGCTGTCCAGAATGAACGTGCGTCTGTAATCTTCGGTCACAGCGCACCACTCGCACGAAATCATCTTACAAGCCATAATTACTCTCCCTCCGTCTGGGTTTCCTCGTTTACAGGAGGCGTTTCCGCCTCCACCTTCTTCTCGTTGGCCTCCCACCATTCCTTGCTCTGCAAGTAGGCGCTTTCGGGGTCAAGGAACAGGCCGCTGTGGATGAACGCCAGTTCCGGGTGAACCTTGGGATTATTCAGCAGAGTGGTCAGCACCTGAGATTTCGTCTGAATGTTATCGTAGTTACGACGGGAGAACTTAATCTCCACGTTCCGCAGCGACAACTCCATACCCGTCATATCTTTCAGGATACGCAGGATCAGTTTCAGGAATCGCTTCTCAGACCGCTTCCACTCCAGCTCCACGCCCTTCATGTGGCTTTCCGCCATACTCCAGCCATCGCGGAGCAACACCGCAGAACCCGTGTCCGAAGTGGAGCTGCCACCGTTTCTATTCGGGATACCACAGATGGTCAGCACCGCATCGTACAGATTGTCCACCAGCACCTGAGTATCATTCTGCTGCATGGCCACGGACAGATACTTCGCATCCACGCCCTCCGGCAGACACAGCATCTTATACTCCTCCAGCTTGGCAGCCGTCTCGTCGTCGATGGTGCCGCCCAGCAGGGCGAGGAAACTGTTCACGAACTGCTCCACGTCGTCCAGACGGTTGGATTCGATCTCGGAGATCGCATCCAGGAGCGGCAGTGCGATTTCAAATGCGCCTAACATAGCCGAATTTGCCTTGTACTGGAAAATGGGTACGTCACCCAGTACATGAGGCTGAGATTTGGTAATCTGGCCGTTCTCGACCTCGAAGTACCAATTTTTTGTGTAAATGCTGTGTACCTGGACGTTTCCTTCCTGCTTCGTGATGGTTTTTACACCCATTACCACAGGTTCGCCCAGACCGTTGTATCGCACCACGAAACCGTATCGCGGGTCGAGGGTATACAGCTTGAACGGCTCCTCCGGGTCAGTACCCGGCAGTGCCATTCGCATACCCAGACCGCACACATACAGCCACTCCGCCAGCTCGGAATCCTCCGCCTGTTTGCCGGACAGGAACATATACTCGTTCAGCGCGGCAACCTCGTCGCTCAGGTCATCATCTGTGCCTCTGCGAATATATTGGATCGGTTCACCGAAACCGTAACCCCGCTTGAAAGTCACGATTTCGTTGGCCCGGTTTACATTGATTTTGTGATTGATGGCGGGTCGGACTTCCTTGGTCTTACCCAGAATCGGCGTCTTGCCCCGGTAGTAATCCCAGAGATACGCGATCTCACTCTGATTCTGCGCATGAACATTCAGCGCCTTTTGCAGAACATCCACCACGTTCTCAGGCGTGATCTCCGCCACATCCGTATAAATCTGTGTCCGCCCGAACAACCGTCGTCCTTCCATCTTCTCACCATCCCCCATATATGACTCTCAGTCATATTTCTACACAAATTTTAACACAAAACCCCATTTTGTCAATATGTTGTGACTGTTAAGCATCCATGACACAACATATAGTATCAGAACGGTCTCCGACCAACACTTACCACCTTGATACCACCACCCAGATAATCCGCCAGCATGGCCAGACTATCCGGTGCGTCATCGTGCAGATTCTTCGAGGTGAAACTGAAACTCGTCAGCTCGTTCATGGCGCGACGATAATCGTCATCCCGACAGCCGTCCGCACGGAAGTAGAACCGGCGAATATCCGGGGCATACTGCTCAATGCGGGTCAGCTTTGCCATGTTCGTGGGAGCCTTCTTCGTACTCATGTTAATCGAATACCCATGATCCTGCCGCAGAATCCGATACACGTCGTCACTGTACTCCTCGCCGCCGTTATTCGCCTCGGTGCGGCCCATCTTCACCTTATGCTGGAGGATCTTACCCACCGCACGGGGTTTCGTCACGCTCTTATCCCGCTTATCGAACAGCCAGTCATGCACATACACGTCGCCGCCGTACACATAAGCCACCGGCATACTCAGACTGTCGCCGCCGCCCCAGGCCACATCGTTCACGAATACGATGTTATCCGGCTCACCGTCCGGCAGCACACCGTTGTAGTAATTCAGGCCGTCAGCAGGGAAGGCCAGACCTTCCTTCTCGATACCGTGCTGCATGAACAGGCACTCGAAGTCCGCACTGTCCAGTGTGTTCTTAATATCGCGGATCTTCTCCGTGGTGTAGCGGTCAGGATGCTCATACTCGAAGTTCGATACCTCGTTTTCGTCCCAAACGGGGATGGCGATGAACTTATATCGTGGATCGCCTTCATGCTCCGCTTTCATCCGGGAAATCGGGTCATACGCAGACCAGATCGTTCCCAACTGGATTTGCTTCACGCTGTCACCGATCATACGGGTCGTCAGCGTGGCCTTGTAATCGTTGTACAGCTTCTCCAGACGCTCCGGCGACCGTGCCTCCTCCTTGTTCTTCACAAGGTCGTCCGTAATCAGAAACTTATTCGCACGAGTACGACCCGTAACGGAACCGCTCATGGACACCAGACCCAGCGTGGGGAAGTCACCGGCACGGCGATACGAAATCGTTTTATATTCGGACGAAATCGCAGGGGAGCCGTTGCCGGGGAAAATTTCGTTGTGGCAATACTCGTTCTGGTCAGTCAGGATCGCCCTCACGCTGTCCAGCATCATCTTAATCATGCCGTCCGAATACGAAACATACATATTCGCACTGCGAGGATAACGACCGGCGATGTATCCCTGGAGGAACTTAATCAGCGTACTCTTACCCGTACCGGGCGGCATGGAGAAACCTAAGTACAGCGCCACCGGATCGTCGATGAACTCCTGAATCTGCGTGGCAATTTTATGCTTACCCTCCAGCACCTTTCGGCGCGGCAGCCAGAACCGCGCTTTCGGCTCACGGTTCCACTCACAGGCGATCATGTAATCGTCGAAATTGTACCGACCGGCAAGGAAATACGTTTTCCGCACGATTTCCAACGCCTCCGCCGTCCGCAGCTTTCGCGCCTCTGAGCGCACCCAGCGGCACCACGCTACGATGTCCTTCGGGTCCTCCAACTGCACGATCAGACCCAGAGCATCGTTCAGCGATTCCTCCGTCTGCACCGGCTGTCGTCGGATTCGGTCTAACAGTAATTCAAACAAAATAAAAAGCGCCTCCCTCTCGGAAGGCGCTCTGTGACGCTCGAACAATAATTCACACAGCAATTATATATCAGATTTACCTCGCTTTTCAAGATAATCCAGAACCTCAACAGGTATTGCTACCGTATCGGGACTCACACCCAGCACTTTCTTCACGCCACCGGCGAAAATACTTGCACCAATCACTTTCCTACCACGTTCGTCAAGTTCAAAGCTCTCAGCCAAGGCATCGAAAATGAAAAGTTTATCCAAACGAGATATGTTTTTCACCCGCATATCCACGCTGAGTCGCCCAGGACCCTGAACCTCAATCACAATTCTTCCGGGCATTCCGACACCTCCAGTTTGCACTCACGCAGACGACGATCCAGTTCAAGCATCATGTCCAAACGACCAAGACTGTACTCGCACCGCAGCACAGAATCGAACCCCCGCAAGTGAGACAAAACCATGGCTACACTGCTCGTCACATTCAGAATACCCAGTGCGGCGAACAACCACATCCGCCATGTTCCCCAGTGGTGGCCGACAAGCCAAAGCATATGTCCTATCACAATACAGCCGAAACCAAAAGCGAAAAGTGTCATAAGCAGGATTTTCTTATGGCTCATGCTCATACCTCCAACGCTCTATCCTTGCGAACACATCCTCTGCTGTCAGCCAACCGACGACAGAATCACCCTCGGATTCCTCCGGCGTCAGCAGACCCTTGATCTCGATTCGATCCTCCGCCTCACCGTATGTACCCCAACCCTCGATAGCACTCACCAGACGCTCACCGTCGTCACGATATACTATGATCTGCCAGCCGAAATCCACGTCGCGCCAAAACTCTCGCGACCGCAGGAACTTCCGCTCCTGTTTCGGCACCATCCGTTCTTCACGGTCGATCCAATCATGCTCGATACCCGCCTCCTGCAACATTTCGTGCAGCCGGACGATTTCTTTATACTTCGTTTCCACATGCTCACTCATGCTCACTCATGCTCCATCAACGCTTTCCGCTCAGGACTATCGCACCACTCCTGCACTTTCGTCGCACTAAAATCGTAACCTCTCTGTACGGGAAAACCCTGTGGATCACGCACAGGATGGATTCCAAACGGCAGCGTCATATCTTTCGGCAGCACCCACAAATGATACACGTCGCACACGTCCACCAGATTTTTCTTCGCAGGAAACACTTCAATGGCCACCCGTTTCTCACCAAACAGTTCGTCCTTGATTTCCTGTTTCACGCTCCAGGATACCTCCAGAGCGCCGCCGAACCCCAAGCCACCCATCCGGGTAATGGTCACATGATCCACAACACCCCAATCGGTACGGAGCTGACGGCTCATAACACAATAGCCGTCCTCGCTCTCCCAACACCGATCCATGAGAGGCAGCCACGTTCCTTTATACAGTCCCAACTTTTCGTGTACGGCCTTGGGAGGTATGCTTTTATGCCAAATTCTCATGCCGATCACACCTCCAGCTTGTCACGATACTTCGCCAAACACACCTTACCGAAACGAGAAACCGCCAAAAGTTCCTCCAGTGCAGTAAACTTTCCATGCTTATTTCGGTATCCCACAATCCTTTTCGCGGTCGTTTCATTTATTCCGGCAAACGACACCAACTCCCGATATGTAGCCGTATTCACATTCACCTTACCGGACTCCGCTTTCGGCTTTTCCGCAACGGGGTTTTCCGCCTTCGGCTGCGGCTTCGGTTTCTGCTTCGGCTTGCGGAACTCCGCAGTGTCGCCCACCGTAATTTTCTTCGCCACAAGCTGATACCCGATCCGCGTCACACCGGGAACACCCCGCAGATCATCAGTATCCATGTACGGTCTGGCGGCGATAATCATTTTCGCAACCGCTGTGCTGAATCCCAGAGCCGTCAGTTCACTCAGGCCGCAGCGGTTAATATCCACCAACCCAGATTCCTCGTCCTCCACCAATTCCGGTTCTTCCGGCACATCTTCTGCGAATTTCTGCGTCTGATCCCGACCGAAAACCATGGCTGTCAGGCGATCCATCGCCATGCTGTACAGCCGCTTGTGCATTTCACACTCTACAATCATTCCTGCGGCCTCGCTCTTTGCCGCAGCCAGTTCTTTTTCATGTGCCGCTTTCAGTGCGGCGATTTCAGCTTCGTACTTCTCCGTAAGCTGCTGTTCTGTCTGAGAATCATGTAGGGTCAATCCCAAGGCGGTGGCCACCCCTTCGTCCACCCGCGCCATTTCTTCGCCAGTCAGCACACACATTCTATCTCCGAAACGTCGAATGTCAAAAGTGCTGATCTGATTACAGAGGGCGTAGCTGGCTCTCCGCGTGGATGTAAGGGGTACATTGATACACAGATTCTTCTGCATCGTAGTTATAAAAACACAGTTATACGTCTGTCCCGTGACGTTCCCTATTTCACTGCTCACGACCACAGCCGGTCGTCCGATACTCTCCTCAGAACCGACACTGGTGTCATATCGTATGTAATATACTTCGCCTCTTTTGGGACGATATTTTTCGTTCATGTTTTTTTTTTTACCTCACTTTCCAACTATATCGAACAATTCACCCATCAACTGTATTCGATCCGCCAGGTGGTTCGCCAACGACCGCCACCACTCCGCCGACCGGTTCTCGAACATCGCCAGCTCACGTTCGGCTGGGGATAGATCACTACAACAGACGTTCTCATACTTATCGCCGCGCTTCACACGGAAGTAGCAGCCGTCAAGATTGCGGTTCATATTTCTTCCTCCTTTGCGTCTTTTTCAAGCTGCCTGTCGTGCATCGCCTGTATTTCTTCGTCAGTAAACAGACCAGATTTTCTGAGATTCTGAACCATTTCAAAGTGTTCTACAATACGTGGATCACCCAGGGTAAGCGTGACCATCAGCCGTCACCGTCCATTCTCGCCAGACACACGGGACAACCTTTCCAGTGCGGACTACCCATCGTGCCGCACTCGGAACAATCGACCCAGCTACCCCAACCTTTATGCCGCACGATCCACCGACCATGCACCACCGGAGCCACGTCTGCGGTAGGAAACTCGTCGAACGTCTCCTCTGACATTTCGGGCAAATAACCACAGCAGAGGTACTTTTCTTTGAACGCCTCCCGCTCGATATACTCAGCCATCCGTGTACTTCCCCCGGTTCTTCAAAATCATCTGGATCGTCGAAATACTCACATTCCGACCGGACATCCGCGACGCCTCCTCTGCGATCTCCCGGAGTTTCGCACTGGCATCCCGCATCGCTACGGCTTTTCGTGCTATTGCGATCTCAGTCTCGTCAACCACAACCGCGCCGTTTACGCGACGGAATCCGAACGGCGCACGACCAACATACTTCTCACGACGCATTTCTTCCTCACGCAGACTCATATACCGCACGAACTCACTCACATCCGCGCTGTGCCAGTGCGTACTCAGCAGCTCGACCTTCCGTTTACGCAGTAAATATTTCAAATAGTAATAATCGTTCTGATCCTCGCAGTTATCCGTAACCAGGACCAAACACGATCCCCGATACTCTGCGACATCCCCCTCATACCGCTCTGCTATCACCATTCCGTGTTCCGCGCAGTATGCGTCAACGTTTCCGTGGGCAGCAACAATCATTGTTTTTTTTTCTCCTTTTTACAACTGATAGAAATATTTTACAACCAAATCGTAATTTCGTCATTACTGACAAATAGACAAAAAAAAAGCCGAAAACTGTGTATTTTGCACAAATACGTCAGTTTCGGCTCTTTTCATTTATTTCGTCATCTTGAATATCGCCGCCAGAAATCCCAGCACCGGCAGCAATACGATACCGATAATCAAACCCATTTCGCACCTCAATTATGTAAAAACGCACTCAGTTCCGTAAACCGCGCACTCGCAATCGGCACCGTCTCCGTGACCACCCGACCGCTGGCGTATTTTACGCTGAACGTCGCGTGTGTCGCATGACTCTTAGCACTGGCAGCTCCACCGACCGCTCCTACGATACCGAAAATCTCTCCGCCGATCACGGCACGGGTCACGGTACTCAGCGCACTCCTGCGGTTCGCCGTGGAAATCAGCACGGCAGATACCACCCGCTGATCCTCAGCCTTCTGCTCCTGCTTGATCCTCCGGTATTCCGCCTCTACGGCTTTCCGGGCGGCTTTGCTCTCACGGGAATCATAATCACCCCACGCCCGCTTTTTCGCGGACTTCGCATACTCCTCCTGCGCCGCCAGATGCTCCGCGCAATCCTTGGCCGTCAGCTCATATCCGCATACGGGACAGCTCATGCCCTCGGACAAATAAAATCCGCCGCATTTACACAGGACTTTCATTTCATACTCTCCTCATAATCATCCGTAAAATCGTCAATGGCGATAACGATGTCCATAAGCAAATCCCGAACCTCTATCAGTTCACCATTCGCATAATCATCGGCTGCCTTTCGCAGCGCAGTCTCTATTTTCTTATCCTCCAGCTTACCGTTTTTATAAAACTTCATTTCCGCCCCTCCCAGTATTCCAACCACCGCAGCTTCGCTTCCTCCGGCGTTCGGTAGCCGCCTTCCATCATCAATTCCATGGCCACCCACTCCGGGCCGTACCGGTACGCTACCGGCTCACCGTTCCGCGTTTCCGTGTATAACTGCCAACCAGGGTTTTCTACAATCTCACCCCGCTTACCATCCACACAAAAACGGGCTGCCGTCTGCATAAACAGGTAGTGTTCCCGGTTATCTGTCTCGAACTGCAACCGATACAAGCCGTCGGAACCATGATTCTGCGTATTAAAGATAGTCATTTCTCAACACCTCCCACAAAACTCACCGAGCCGCAACCACAAAGCGAGGGTTCGACCCGACATCTCCACCACATCCGGTACTCCCGCAACCAAGTACCACTTATGTGCCAGCCGAAACAACGACTCAGCCTCCGCCCGTGTCTCCTCGTCGAACTCCGCCAACCAGCGCTGACGAACCTTCCGTGTATCCCACATCGCGCCATACCGTGTCTCACAAATCACGGGGTACGGGATTTTCTCCTGTACCTCCTCGCGGGTCAGTTTAACTCTAATTTCAACATTCATACGCAGTCCCTTCCTATTATATATGTCACTCCTCGAAGCGACCCGTCTTATTCTTAAACTCCTCCACCAGCTTGTAGTATGTGTTCCGCTTCAAACCCAGGGTGTCCATCACGTACTTATGCGTCCGCTCACCGGCAGCCGCCTCCTGGTACAGCTTCGCGAACTCATACTTATCTACTTCCACCGGCTTGCGACCCTTATACTTACCCTCACGCTTCGCAGCCTCAATACCATCACGCTGACGACGCTTGCGCTCCTCAGTTTCCTTCTGGGCCATCCAGGAGAAAATCTCGAATACGATGTTCTGGATCATCTTACTCACATCCAGCACACCATCCTTCGGACGAGTGTCCAGGATCGGCATGTTCAGCACCACAACGTAGCAACCGACTTCCTCAGTGAAGTAACGCCACTCCTGCTTAATCTCCTCCGTGTTACGACCCAGGCGATCCAAGCTATCCAGATACACCGTGTCGCCCTTACGAACGACCGCCTTCGCTCTCTGGTACTCAGTACGCTTGTCCAGATTGCCAGCGTTACCACTGCACTTATCAATGAAGATGTAACGATCCTCAATGCCGACCGCCTTGAAAGCGTCGATTTGACGCTGCGGGTTTTGCTCCGTAGTAGATACTCGACCAATGCCGATGTCGATTCCTTTGATTTCCATAATGATGATTCCTCCTCGGTTGTTTGTAATTCAACTATAAAACAAACAAACGTGTTTGTCAACAATTAATTTGTTTGTTTGGTGGTCTTTTTTGAAATTTTCTCTGCTGGCGCACTTCCCCCGGCGCACCGGGACCCCCGCCCGTTTCCCCCTGGGGCCAGCCAGGAAAGGACAACCCCGGTCGGGACCCCCGGCACCGGCTCAGGATCAGCGCCACGGAGGCAGCCACGCCCACGGGACCGGCCCAGGGAACCAGGACGGGCCGCCGCCCGTTTACCTGGGGTATACCCATAATAAACAAAGGACAACCCCCGTTATTCTGTTTGTTTGAAATAAAAACAATAAACGAAAGTGTTTATTTGCTATTGACAACCCTAAACAAACAATGTATATTAAGAGTACAAGCAAACAAACACTTTTATTTAATAGGGGGAAACAAACAATGAAAATCTATCTGAACCATTCCACAACTGAGCGCGGCACGTCCGCAACTGAGGCAATGAGCTGGCACCGTGCCGGGGATCTGGTCCAGGTCCTGACATACGACGCCAACGGCAAAGAACTTTCCGATGTTACGATCCAGGGCGCGGCCCAGGAAAAGAAAAGCCGCCGTGATGAAAACACCGCACACTGTGAGCGCATCGCAGAAGAACTTGACGAATATGTGAGCGGCAACGTGCGCCGCTGCCCTGACTGCGGGGCAGAGATCAACCGCGACTGGGACGACGTGGGAGACGTGTTCCGCTGCCCGGAGTGTGGGGCCGTGGGTAATGTTGACTGGTGGGACGTTCTCAGCGTGTGGGACTTCCTGACCGACGTTTACAATGTAGAATTTCGCACGAACGGCAAAAGCGCCGACGATCTGCGATCCGTTCAAATCATGGTAGCATGCGGCGGCCCTAATATTTATCTGGACACGGCCAGCCGTGACGTGGAATTGTACTGGTGGACAGAATCCGCCCGTTGGCCTCTATCCTATGAGGCCGTGCAAGCGCTAGACGACTGGGCAGAAGAATACTGGGGGTGTCTGTAATGAATAACTGGGCCGTATTTTTCGCCGTCCTGGGGATCACGACGGCAGCCGTGCAGCTTTTCCGAATCATTGATTTTATCGAGGGGGTAAACAAATGAAACGAGTAACGATCACGCTATATCAATTCCAGGAGCTGCCCGAAAAAAGCCAACGGAAAGCCGTCGACGATCACCGCTATTTCCTGTTGGGGGAAATGCACCCGAATGACTTTATTTCCGGCGATCCAGAATATGATACCCCGGAAGAACTACAAAAAACGTATGAGGCCGAATACGACTATTATTTAATGAATGATGATCCAATAATAGAAAATATCGAGACCAACGAATACTACTTTTTCCATGACGGCACACTGGCCAACTGTACGACATACACCGGCGGCCCAAACAAGGGAAAAACCGTTTTCACGCTGCACGGCGAAACAGATACATTTTATGAGGGGGAAAACTAATGCACAACTATAATATCTATGTTCAAACCGAAACGGAAAAATATGACGTCCTGGCAACGATCCGGGCCGCTGGGGGAATTGTTACCGGCGTCTCCGGTTGCGGCACCGGCTACTATATCCAGCTTGACGCGACACCCGCCCAGGTCCACGAAATAAACGCAAAATTAAAGGGGGCCGCTTGATGTTTCTATTTCTGGCCACCATAATATATCTACCGCTTTATATCATATTCTCATTGACGAACAATTACAGAAAATAAAACAACGGCCCCGGCGATCTGGGGCCGTTTTTCTATAGGGGGAAACAACATGAAACGCTGGCTTTTAACATGCAGCACAGACGCCGACAAAATAGACTGGACAACAACCATAGAATCCGATACTGAGCCGGATTTTTGGACATGCTACGATCTGGCCGCCGCCCACGGCTGCCCGTTTTTCGATATAACCGAAATAGAACCGGCCCCGCTGGATCTGTCCGACGATTGCACCGGCTGCGAATATCTGAGCCAGTGCCGCGCCGGGGACAGGCCCCCGTGCCCCTGGGAAACAACATAAAACAAACAACCGGCCCCACGTGGGGCCGGTTTTCTTATGCCCTGGCCGCGATCCTGGCCGGGGCTTTACTTGTATATGCTGCCGCGATCCGGGCGCGATCTGGGGCCGCCCAGGGGCCGCCACGGCTGCCGGATCACCCGCCCAGGACCCCGGAAAAACACGGATACCGTGTATTTCGCGTTTTACGGGGCCTACAAACGGTTTTCGCCTCTGGGAATATAAATACTCATCCGCGCCAGAAAAACGCCAGGACGGGCCGTTTCTGGCCGTTTCCGCATAACTCCCAGTCATACCGGCCCAGTGCAGCCGTCCGCCGCGATCCTGGCACCCCCGGCCAGCCGCCCAGGCGACGACGGCACCCGGTACCGGTTTACATAACAACCAGCGGCCAGGAACTCCGTCATTTCCGCCCAGGACCGGGGGTGTCCGCCCGGAAACCGCCAGCCTTCCGCGTGACGGCTCCCCATAGTCGCCATAGTCGTTGACGTTTTCCATAGTCGTTTCCCATAGTCGCAGAGTCGCACACGGAAAGTCGTCATAGTCGCAGAGTCGTTGAAAAACTGTCCAATAAATGGGACACTTTTTATCAAGTTCGGGTTTGCGGAAAGTCGAACAAATCAATCCTCCGGCAATTCAGCGTATTTCTGCTCAATCACAGTCGGATCAATAGCCTGTACACCACCCTGATTCGGAGTCAGCACATACTCCTGCTTATCCTGATAGCCGAAGTTGTTCTTACCCAGGAAGATACCAGACACAGGATTGATCTTACCATTCTGCATATAGTCCTCCCACAGAGCCTCCAGAATGTTGTAGGCGGCGCAGATGATGCCCTGGTGCGTATCCTCCCGATAGTTGCCCTGTCTCCACTCCCACAGAGTCGTTTTCCCGATCCGAAGGGCGTTCCGAAAACCAGTGGCGGTCGGCTTCATGTCGTTGGCAGCACACAGCGCGAAATACTCATTGATTCGATTTTGAACTTGCACCGGATCGGTCGTGTCGATAGCAGGAAGATTCTGAACCTGGAGCGCATGATTCAGGTACTTTGCATTATCGCCGACCTCCACGTTGGCATTGAGCTTATCAATCAAATCCGTGCGAGGCGGACGAGGTTTGGAGTCCTTAGAGCCGGGAGGTCTCCCCCGACGCTTACCAGGAAAGTCGATTTTATCTGCCATTGAAAAAACCTCCTCAGAGGAATAGTAGTAGTCCGTAGTTCAAAACGGACCCCCTTCTATATCCCCTTATATATTATTATT